ATAAATATGGCTTTTCAGCTATCACCTGGTGTACAGGTAACAGAGACAGACTTGACCTCTGTTGTTCCTGCTGTTGGTACCTCTATTGGAGGCACTGCGGGAACTTTTACATGGGGTCCTATAGATGAAATCGTCGATGTCAGCTCAGAAAACGAATTAGTCAATCGCTTTGGCAAACCGCCTGCGTTAGCTGCTGATTATGGTGCTTTCTTTGCCGCATCTTCATTTTTGTCTTACACAAGCGCCTTGAAAGTAGTCAGGGCTTCTGACTCAGCAGCACGTAATGCTTCTGTTTCAGGAACCGTTGTTTTGATTAAAAACGAAGGCGAATACGAAGAAACGTATGCAGGCGGAAACTCTGATGCTCAGGGTGTCTGGTCTGCTAAGTATGCGGGTACTCTTGCTAATGGTGTTGTTGTAGGCATGACTGATGGCGCAAACGCTGTTTACGAGTTGACAGGTACTTGGACTACTAAGACTGGTGGTACATTGACAGGTACTTGGACCTCTACAACTTCAAGCACTGCTTTCACTGCTAATTCCGACGGTGCGGCTACTACCGAACTATGGGTGGGCGCAACTATAAACGATGCTAACGGCAATCTAATCGGTGTAGTATCAGCTATTACAGACGATGACAATGTTGTACTTGCAGAAAACGCAGCTGTAGCAGTTACAAGCGCTACTAATGTTGTTTATGCTTCAGGTATGACTTCTGTTGCAGCAAATGGTGCGGCTACTACCGAACTTTATGCGAATGCTAAAGTATATGATTCAGCGACACTTATAGGAACAATATCATCTGTAACAGATGATGATAATGTTGTACTTACAGCAGCTCCAGCAACATCATTGTCAGCTGCTACAGCTACACGTAGATGGGAATATAACGATCAGTTTGATTACACTCCCGGTACTACTGCTTGGGCAACTAATGCAGGTGTTACTGGTGACGAAGTACACATTGTTGTTGTTGATGACACTGGCGGTATTACAGGTGTAGCAGGAACTATATTAGAAAAATTCCAGGGTGTTTCTAAAGCGTCAGATGCTAAAAACTCTTTTGGTGAAAGTAACTACTATAAAAACGTAATTAACGATCGCTCATCTTGGCTCTGGCAGATGGATCATCCTTCTTCAGCAGCAGAATCCGGAAAGGCTCCGTGGGCTGTTACTACAGCTGTTGCTCACAATTCTTACAGCACAACAAAAGCATATACAACTACACTTACACCTACTGAAATTAGAGGTACTCTTTCAGGCGGGGTAGGAACAAATCCTTCTGATGCAGAAATAGCTACAGCAATGCAACTGTTTGCAAATGACGAGCTTGTAGATGTAAACTTAATTTTCTGTGGTGCGCTTCCGGTAGCAAACGCATCAAATGTTATTGATAACGTAGCAGATGTTCGTAAGGACTGTGTTGTGTTTTTGTCTCCTGATAAAGACTCAGTAGTAGGCCAGACCTCAGGTCAAAAAGATAACATTCTTGCTGATATTACAAGTGCTGGATTAACAAGAAGCTCATACGGTGTTATGGATTCTGGTTGGAAGTATATGTACGACAGATACTATGACCGTTATGTTTGGGTACCTTGTAACGGCGACACTGCCGGACTGTGTGCAAGGACTGATGCAGATGCAGATCCTTGGTTCTCTCCTGCAGGTTACAACAGAGGCCGTATTAAAAACGCTGTTAAACTTGCATATTCACCCGACAAGGCTGACAGGGATGCGTTGTATAAAGGCGGTGTAAACCCAATCGTAGGTTTCCCAGGTTCAGGCATTGTACTGTTTGGTGACAAGACTCTGCTTGAGAAGCCAAGTGCATTTGACCGTATCAATGTACGCAGACTGTTTATTGTTCTTGAGAAGGCTATAGCAACAGCTTCCAAGTTCCAACTGTTTGAGTTTAATGACGAATTTAGTCGTGCGCAGTTTAAGAATTTGGTAGAGCCTTTCCTAAGAGATGTTCAGGGCAGACGAGGCATTTATAACTTCCGCGTAGTTTGTGACGGCACAAACAACACGCAACAAGTTATTGATACCAACTCTTTTGTTGCAGACATTTTCATACAGCCTGCTCGTTCAATTAACTTTATCACTCTGAACTTTGTGGCAACACGAA